TTCGGATTCATCCCCGACTGCTCGATGGTGGCGACCATCTTCATCAACTTCCTCTCCAATATGCTGTGCACGGCGTCCGCAAATGCCACGGTTACGATGTGCACTCCCACAGGTGGTGACGTGATATTTCAGACGGGCCCCGTCCTCTATGGTCAGCCGCGCGACTTTGTCTTCCCAATGCCGGGTGACGCCCCCATCTGTAAGCTGAACGGAGAGGTGGTAGAGTGCGAGATGGTAGATACAGTGGACGCCTTCGCGCACGCACGCTCCCAGTATATCATCGCACTGGAGACCAGCATCAGCAAGGCGAAGACTGCGCGATATGTGGACGCGCTGCTCACCCTGGAGTCGGTCTTCATGTTGTTCCAGGGGGCCACCACTCCTGCGAGGGAGTTCATGCGCGACATCCACGGCGTTGACCCCGAGGGCCAAATTGGCATGGCGCCTACGGAGCCTTATTTCGTGAAGTGGGGCGAGCACTACATGCGTTCGTATCTGAGGGCTCAGCAGCTTCAGCAGTGCATGAATTTCAAGGATCCGGGCCTCCAGATTTATGGCGGCACCCTCTTCCATGAGAACCAGACAGCCGCAGACAAGGCCTTTGACCTTCTGCCGCCGCCGCAGCCGTCTGGGCAGCCGCTTGCCGCATCCAGCGCATTTCTACCCCCCGCCCCCTCTATGCGCAGCCTTACTGCAACATTCAACAATCCCTCTGGTGGTTGCTTCCACGGCGACTGCAAGGTGCTGATGGCGGACGGGTCCAGGAAGGCAATCAAGGATGTTACGCCAGTTCTTGACCGCGTCTGGACTCCAGCGGGACCGGCCGTTGTGACTGCGCTCGTCACCTGCAACTCCGGCCCCAAGTCTCAGCCTATGTCCATGATTAATGGTCTCTCAATTACTCCGTGGCACCCGATTCTTGTGAAGGACGTCTGGCGATTCCCCGCCGACCTCTACTTCTACACGGAGCGCATGCTCCAGACGGTCTATAATTTCGTCCTAGAGACGGGACACATTGTGGATGTGGAGGGTATTCAGGCGTGCACACTAGCACACGGAATCACTGGCCCCGTTATCGGCCACGACTTCTTCGGGACACAGGCCGTTGTGGAGGACCTCAAGAAGGTCGCTGGATGGGATGAGGGGCGGCCGACCTTCACGAAGCTCGTGGCGGTAAAGGACCCTGTTACGAATATGATTGTTGGATGGAAGGATGCCGCTGTTTAACCTAAAAGTTATTGTCGGGCCGCAGCCGTGATGCCGAATCCATGTCACGCGTGATGACGCGCAGCACAACCTGTGTCTGGTGGTTCATGTTAATGAGACGACCTGATGACATAGCGAGCGTCGGCACAGCATTAAAGAAGGCGGTATTCGTCGCCGGCGACCCACCATAATTCACCAAGCTCTGACTTCCTGTCGTGGGGTCGGCGTAGTTATTCCGCAGAATGATGTAATTACAGTAGCCTTGGATATTCCCTCCTGTTGAATAGGCATTGTTCGCGCCCGTCTTTATAAATTTTCCAACGTCAACAACAACGTGCCCAGAACTCCTCTGGATGAAATTCAAAAATTCGGTGGCCGCCGTCGTCGTCGTAAAGGAGGTAGGATAGGCCATATTTTTGAAGACGACGCGGTCTCCCTGGCTGACCATGAATTTGCTGAACCACGTCTTGGTCTGGATCCAAAGATAGCCCCCGCTGAGATCGGCATAGCGAGTATTAGCCGTGGTAGAGGGGCTCGGGTTAGTCTTGAGCGTCGACGAGAACTGGAAGCCGCTCACATCCAGCGTGTCTAGGCTGTCGCTCACGAGATTTCCATCGGGACGCTGGAGCTGGACAGTGATTTTTTGCAGGGTGGCGAGCGGTGTCGGATAATACACCTTCTGGCACTTCATGAACTTCGGAATCATCGCCAGGTAGCCGCGATTGTTCGCAGTGCTATCGGAGATCCAGTTCGCATCATACTGGAGAATGCCGAAGGAGCTGTCGATGTTCGCGCTCGTCCCGAAGTTGTTCGTGTCCAGCTCGGGGATACGTAGCATGAGATAGGGGAACGAGAGCGCATTGATGCTCAGATTCGTGTTGTAACTGAGGTCGCTCACCTGCGTCGCCAGGATATCAATCCCCTCAGTCGGAAGGATAGCCTTGACGAACTCAATGCGAACAATGTTCTTGAACTTAATATTAGCCGCTGTGGAGAAGCCGAAGCCTGACCTGTTATTAGCAGGGTCGAAGTTCACGCTGAAATTGTAGCGATTCTCCGTGGAATTCGCGACCCAGTTGCGATCGGAGCTGTATAAGAAGAGGTTATACTCATTCTCGCGATAGGCCACAATATCATCCTCCTTCTTGATGTTGTCCTGCGGCAGAGAGGGGCGAGTCCGAACCGCGTCAGGAAGAGCGAGCGTGGGATTCGCCTGCGCTAGGCCTGAGCCCTGGGGACCGGAAGGGCCGCGACTCTCCCCGAAAAAGAAGGCGCGGGGGTCGGGGGGCAGCGATAAGTTGACATTGCGCTCTCCTTGAGCCCCCGCCTGTCGCATAAGAGAGCGCTCCATGAGACTCAGCTCGTCCCTCTTCTTGGCCTCAGCCGCCAAGTCGCTGAACTGCGTGGACGCCACCACCATCTCATTGAGTGATTCCTGGCCCCTAGCCCTGGAGGCAGTGTTCTGCTGCGCCTGGAGGGCAGAGGCAGGGGAGCCTGTGCTGCGCAGAGCCTCGTCCTCGCGCTGCTTCTTTATCTGCTCAAAAAGGGTGAGAGCAGTTGATGTACCCTCATCGGCAGATATACGAAAATCGGGCGCAGCAGGAGGTGTAGGCCGGCCATCCTGTCTCTCTGTCTGGAGCTGGCTATAACGATTGCTGACATCCATCCGAGCGCGCTCCTCCTCGGTGGTTGCGGCAGCACCCACTGCGCCACGGCGGAGATAGGAGAGGAAATCAGGGACGACTGCGGCCAGCACTTCCTTGTTGAGGGCCGGCACAGGCTGCTCCCCCTGGTTCTCGTAGACCTCGGCCATATAGTGGCGAACCGTCTTGACGAGACGCTCCTTCTGTTTTACGTTTAAATCACTGCCAACACGACGCTGGAAGTCATTATACAGAAGACGGTCCAGCATTGCTTCATTCTGGGATGAGAAGAACGGACTCTTGTCTGACATTAGACTACTCTACTTTCATGTCAAGTCTTTTAAACCAAGGCAGTTACGTACCCCCGCGTGATTCATAGAATCCTACGTGGAGAAGATCCAGTGCCGTAGTTTCAACATCTCCGCATCGGGGGGCGATTGACGTGTAAAGGAGCGGAATCCATCACCCGCCAACATGCGAATAATGAAATAGAGGGAATACATTCCACACTCGGTATTCCTGTGCTGGAAGCGCCGGCCATTGTAATGGAGTTTCATGGCCGCATCTTGTGTCGTCAGCCACTTCATGAACTTCGCAATCTGCTTCGGTGGATACATGCCATACGAATCAAAATAATAGCAGTGGTGCTTGAGAACGTCGATGTAGACGGCGACCCAGTGGCTCCCAGACTTGAAGTGGGGGTCCAGATTGTAGACGATGCCAATGCGGTTCGTCTTAGTTCCGTTGTCCATGGCCTCTAAGACTTTAAGCTGACAGACCTCATCATTCAAACACTTGCCAGACTGCTTGGTGTAGGGATCGGGCGCCGCGAAATCAATGGGATACGGCCCCATGAACTCAAAATCCTGGAATGCCTCTTCGTATTGCTTCATAACCTGCTCAATATTCTGAGAATCAAGCCACATATCAGGGTCGCTCTTCCATGATTCAGGCTGCATAGGCCGTAGATATGCCTTGGCAGCGGCCGCCTTCTCTTCATCGGAGAGCGGAAGTGCATGTAGAAAGCTCCACTCATTCTTGGGTTTTACATTGACAGCCTTCTCAATGGCGGCGCGGTGTGACGGAACACCGAGTTCGGCCGCCGCCTTCTGAAGAAGCTCCTGGGGAAGACAGCCTTCTTTGGGCCTCGTTGCGCCGACTTTGGGATGGCATTGATACGGTCCAGGATTGAGAGCTACATGTTTCAAAACAGTGTGTTTTCTATTTGCCTTTCTTGTTTTCCCCATTCTATATAGGAATGGCAAGTAAAACAAATACAGACAGATACTGGACACGCGTATTCATACCGTGTCTACTCATTCTGCTTGCATTCGGATTCTATCTACTTTTCTTCTTACCGCAAACACAGGTGATTTCATCATCGTCTGTATTTAAGGCTATGAGACTGCTAAAAACAAATAGTAGAGTTGCGAATGTCTAAATTCTAACCATTAAGAAATGCCATTTACGTCGGAACAAATGTGGGGATATGGTCTTCTTTTCACGATGCTCGCCATCGTCGCATCCAGCATGATTTACATCACGTCAATTGCCGCCAAGAACGACTCGGCAGCGGGGACGATGCAGGCAATCCAGGGAATGGGCATCGCGAATTTCATTCTCATCACCATTTTCGCCTACATGGTATCCTACTATCTTGAGAGCACCCCGTCCATGACACAGACCTATATCTATTTCATGCTCCACGCCACACTTTTCTTAAGCTTGATGGCCGTCTCCATTGCAGCGCTGCAGCAGCTGAATTAATCACGAGCCCCGTGAATTTATATAGAGCGCAATAATCTTGTGTTGTAGACGGAATCGCCCCGTCCACTCCCCATGAATAGGGTGATTATGGAAGGAGATTCCCTGAATACGCAGGCACACGCGCACCGAATCCCCCGGCTGTAAGAAGGTTGGTCGCACACCCTGTGAGCCGATGACAGGGCCGCCTTTCTCCGACCTATATACGACGATAGAATCAACACCTCCACTTTTCTTGTCCTGGACACTCACAGGACA